AAGTATTGTGGTTCTTAGTATAACCAGTACCAAACCACTTCTTAGGTGCAATGATTCTCTTATCAGGATTACGTGATAGAAAAGAACCCCACCAAGAGAATGATGAATTAGCAATAATAAAATCAGAACACATAGTCATCATACACAAGTCTGCAAGATTGTCACCACCTTCTGATATAAGGAACCTGTCGTCAGGGAACTGAGTGCTACACCATTCAGGATCATCAGAAAAAACAACCACTGTACGATTGTTATCAAACTTCGACAATGCAGTATCATAATATTCTTTGGGGCAGGGTGGATGATTGTCACTGTTTTGTATATAGTCACCTCTGCGAACATGCAATGCAATAGGATCTTGCAGTGTGCTCATCATCTCCTTACATGGTAAGTGTATATCATTCTTGAACTCAAAATCTTCTCTTATATCCTCTTCGATATGTTCAAACCATTTTGTACTCTGTAGATATCCGTATACATTGTGACCATCAGGCATATTATCAAATAAGTTTTGATCAAAATGAAAGTGTGCTTCCTGCACATATGGTCCGGGAATCTCTTCTATGTTTGTAAGACCGATGAGTTTGAATGCTTCAAATAATTGATGATCATTCCACTCGTCATTGAAGTCACTAGGAGGAATAGCAAAGTCATATCCTTTATGTGCTGCGATGCCTCGTAGTCCTGCATACTGGAACATTTGATTGCCCAGTCTGCCGTGTCTTCCTAAATGATTGAATCCTATAGTCATGATGAATGTTTCTGTTTCAAATATTCAATCTCCTCTGGTAGGAGGTGTTCATAAGTTCTCTGTGTCTGAGACTTATGCTCTCTGTTTGAGATGTGATAATCTTTTAGTATCACTGGTTCTCCATGATATTTATAGAGTCTATAATACATATCACAATCCATCAACATGGTCAAATTTTCATCAAAATACATGTCAATCCCTCGCTTCAATGCAAGGATAGATGGTGAACTCAGAGTATTCACACCCTCCAATAGTCTATCATTATAACATGGAATCTTTGGATTGTAATGTGTCTGACCATCATCAACTGTGTGAGCATATCCTGTGACTGCCCACTTGACCTCATCAGAAAATGCTTTATCTAATTCTGATACAAGATTACATGTCAAGATAAAATCATCAGAAAACAATACCTTTAGAATATCTCCATCAGCATGCTGTAATGCATGGTTAGTATTAGCAGAAATGTTGCCATACTTTTTTGTATTCTTAATGTAATTGATCTCAAATAGATCTGCATACTCTTTGCATGCATCTAAAACTTTATTAGACTCGCTATGATCTGAGATCCAAACATTGAAATCTTTATTTGTTTGTTGTGAGAGAGCATGGAAAATATCAAACAAATAATTTTGACATCTTGCATTACCATCATGAGTTGGAATACAAAAACTAACTCTCATATACTATAGCGTTTTCCTCAAGATCAGTGATAATAGTTTTAGTTAATCGAGGAACAACATCATTTTTACCGTAAAATTGCTTGGCAATTTCATAGTTCTTTTCAATCACTTCCCTTTTACTATGATAAAAGTCTTCATCTAATTTGTCAAATATTTTCTTGAGTTCGCTGACATGATTGAATGTAATTATACCATCTATATCAAACCAATTACCAATGTTAGGACAACCCCAATAGATTGGTATAGTTCTACTAGCAAAACAATCTATAATCTTTTCAGTAAAATAGTTCTTTTGTGCTGAGTTCTCTACTGCAATATGATACATTGCATTTTCAAAGAAATCATTTCTTCTTTGATGAAATGGAGGTGACTTATGTGCATATACTTCCATACCATTTACATCATCTATGTCCTCCAACATATCATATATGAGATTTCTGGTCTTATGACCAGAGGTTTGCAGTTTAGAACTCGTAACAAATGTGATGTGTGGTTTCTTATCAATGTTTAGTTCTTCAAAATCTAACCATGAAGAACCCCACTCGAACAATTTCGCAGTGGGATACTTATCTAATATAGATTGTGTAAATGTATAGATTCGATTGAAATTATGTGCATTTCTAAGTGCACCCTCATTTATTGATGGTGCTACTGCATATGGTTCTGCTAAAAATAATATTCTATAATCTGCTTCTTTATCAAATGTCAGATTATCTATTGATATGCTTACTTTTCTATTACCAACATCTAATCCTTCTTCACCCCATGGATTCCACCATAGTTGATTAATTGTTGCTTTCATCGTATCTCTTGAAAATGATAATGGAAACCAAAGGTCTCTTGTTCACTGTCAGGTAGAGTTTCTTCTCTAGAGAATTTACTCGCCACCGCGACGGGAGCATACACACATCCCTGTCCCTCAAAGATGTGTCGATTGTGGCAGCATATGTTCCCGTCCTCATTATATAGTCCGGCGTTCATGTGTTTGTAAAAATCTCCTTCGTTTACTTCCCAAGGGACGGTGACTTTACTGGGGACGTCGAGTAAACGCTTGGAGCGTAAGGAAAATCCTCCATTCCCGACTCGATGATTCTTTCCCCACGGGTCGAGGTAGGCATTTGGGTCATCTCTCCACGGGGCACCGATATAATCGTAATCAAGAAATTTAGGATCCCAAAGATGAGGACGAATAACGTAGCCGTCCGGATGTATGAGAAGGCAATGCGAGGTCCTGACGTGATTAGTAAGATTATAGATACAATAAAAATTAAAGTCATTGATACTTTGAATTGGATAAACTTCCTCATAATCTACATTGGGATTCAAACCTTTAGGTCTTCCCTTACTACTAAGAAACTTAGCAGCACCCCATTGAATACCTTCACATGATTTATTGACTGCATAAACAGCATCTTCAATGTCAAGGTCAGCGAGCATGACCAATGTGACTTCAGGAATTTTTAGCATTCTTTACAGCACGGTTGAATACAGTATAAAGATCAAGCAAGTTGTTGTCAATTTTTTGTGCTTTTTCAAACAAATGATTATTACTAGACAACAAAGATTTAGTGCAGTCCATAAAATCATTGACCCATAATATCGGATAGTCTTTGTATAATTCTTGGAGATACTTAGACTTCTTCATTACAGGAACTCTTCCTAAGTATAACACCTCCCAGTTTCTATGGCAATCAACACCATTCCCCTGTGGACATATCATAAACTTATGATCTAATATCTGCTGACAATATAGATCATAGTGAACTCTTTCTCCTATAGTAACATACTTCCTACCTGAGAATTTCTTTCTTACATTACCCCTCTCACTTATATTAGTATGCTCTGAGTGATTAATGTAAAGCAACTTCTTAGGTTTTACCTTCTCCTGTTGTAGGTATTTCTTGAGTATTCCGATTCGATTGTCACTGGGATGTATGATTCTCTGTACACCATATGGGAATGGGTGAACCTTGCCACCAAATCCGACAGCATTTGTTCCATAGATTGCAACAACGTTTTCAGGAATTTTATCATGAATATCCTCAGTGATAGGAGTGTCTTCTAAGTTTGTAAAGATACAAAATTTAGTATCAGGATAGTTGCCACATGTTTTCAGAAGATCGTTAGTCTCCATCAAACCATCTATCCATTTTTGATCACTCTCGGTGTCTGCCTTGAGTGGTCTATTATAAAGTCGTATATTATCTATAAAAACTGTTATGAACGGTTTACCGCCCTTCACTAGGTCAGCAAACTCTGTGTTGCATGGATCTGCCTGCTTCATATAAGCACCTGCAACATTTCCTATACATCCAGACTGATCTCCAAATGAATAGTCACAATGATTAGATACTGCCACTCCTTCAATCAGATTCATTTGATAAACCTCGCTAAATTTTCCTGATTTTTTTGAACATAATCTGGGTATGAACTGTCGATAGGTACCACAGTTGGTTTGTACAAATAATCTCTACCAAATGGATCAATTCCTGCCTCGATACGTTGTTCCATTGTATCTCTGAACTGAGGTAGATTGTTCTCTTGGTGTTCATAAGCATCCATCTTAGCACGTACAGTGTCAGCATCACCAAAGAAACTCCAATGCCATGATGCATTGTCAATTTTCCAAGCATCTTGATGTGATTGCCTCAACTTATCTATACTCATAGTCTTGAGTGTTTTCATGGTACAAACTCTTGTACCCATCCATTCCTTTTCACATAATAGATTGAGGTAGTAATAGTATACAGGACCTCTCAATACATAATGATTCTCAGGTTTGAACCACTCATCTATGGCAAGCAATGCCTCTGGATTTGCTATCTCATCTGCATCGCTTGATAGTATAATATCATCATCTTTTGCCTTACCAAGAAATCCATATATTGCAGAGTCTTTATGGAAACATGCCCTCTGATAGTGTAACGGCAGTTGATATATATTTTCTTCTTTCATGCTCCTGTGATAAGGAACACCTTCCCAATATTCTTCTAGTGTTTTATTATCATCATGTGTGACATGATGTATGATTTTATGTTCCCACTTTTTGAAACGTTCCTTATTCTCAAAATAATATAATGGTTTCGTCTTACCAGTAAATGTTATTGTTGCTTCATTAATTACAAAGTAATCTACAACATCGCCCAGTATATTAAGTCTTAGTTCTAATAAATCTAATTCATTATAAAAAGTGAACGTATCAAAGATGGTCATAATTAATGTTCAAAGTCATTCTAATGTTTGTAGTCGGTGAAGAACTAGCATGATATGTATGTAAACCCTCAAAGATTACACACTTACCTTTTTTAGGAGTTTCTCTATGTATAATCTTTGAATGATCATGTTCATCACAGAAAATTGTGTCACCATCAGCATCATTAATGTAATATAATGCCACAATATGTGGGAACTGTTGATCTATATGAAAGTTATGCGGTATCCCAAACTTTTTAGGGTTTGGATAGTGCATGGTAACATGTGCCCTTGCAATCGTATGCTTACTCATTCTAATATATTTACTAAAGAATGACAAATCATAACGATTTGCAATATTATTTTTCACAACACGATCTTTTATTAAGCTGCAAGAAAAATAAGGATTTCTATCAGTCTGTAATTCATGACCTATGGGATGTGCACAATCAGGAAGATACCACCAAGGACCATTAGTTGCTGTCTCTTCAATTTTATCAGAAACTTTCCTAGGAAACTGAATCGTATTCAAGAATAAATCTTCTTTGTTCTTCACTGTTAGTCCATTCTCCTACATTTATGTAGTCATCAAGTGGCATCAAACTTACTGTCACATCAGTGCCTAGAAGCATCTTGTAATTAAGATGCTCACTTATACTGACATCTGTGCAGTAAAAAGTTTCGATGTTATCACTGCATAAGGCAGCAGCGATTCCAAAAGTTCCAACTCCAGAGTTGGCAAGATGTTTTGCTGACAATAAAGTTCCGAAATCTTCTGCTACACTTTTAGATTGTATTGTAACCTTTGGATTCTTTCTGAGTTCATCTAGTATAGGATTATGATTATCTCCCTCGGTGACCACTATCGCCTGATTAAATCCTTCAATAAGTTGCAGATAAAAATAAAGAGGATTAGGGACATAGTTGCAAGGGTTAGAAACCCTCCTGTCAAAGACATCTCCACTCCTAATATGAATAACAATGCAATCATCAGGAAGTAAAACCCTCGGTGCTTGGATATGGGGTTGAATATATTTCTTACATATATGACGCATGTTTTCATAAATGAATTCTTCTTCGATATTGACTTCTTTGTACGGACCTTCCCAGTAGAAGAATTTTGATCGTACTTCCTGACTATTCTGTCCAAACGATGTCGAGTGTTTTCTGATAATCTCATGTTCAATTGATTCAAATGTAGATTGGGTCAGTGCTGCTGCCATTGTGCCGACTGCACATTGTTGAATATTGTTTCCAAGTCTGCCATACCAATGAGAAATTATCATTTTATAAACAATGTTCTCGCTTCAGCACCATGAGAAATAAATGGTCCCCATGTTAAATTATCTATAACTTGTGGATCTATCCACCAATCCTCGAATTGATTTCCTCCATTAGCAACATCTCTTGCTACAATCTGATAACCTAGATCATTCAATATTCTTCTTTGTATATCTCTACACTCAGGTCCATACATGTATAAATCTGATTCAAATGTAATCACAGAAAATCTATAATCATCTAATGGTAAATTCTCTAATGCTTTGAGTGTGATGTCAGGTGGTTCACAATCTATAGAGACATAATCAAATCTTTTCCTTTTCCAACCTTTATTTTTTATTGCTTCTCTCCAATCAAATGTTGTAGCATCTGCTAGATAACATTTATTTAATCTGTTTGTCCATTGACTTTGAAATTGTTGATCTATCTCTACAGATATACCTTGCCAGTTAAACTCTGTCTCAAGAAGATATGTATTATTAAGTGAACTGGGATGATTACCACCTATCTCTAAATATCTGCCATTCTTTTTACCACTAAGCATAGTCAAGACAAAGAGATCTTGATATGCTTGAGAGTGATTTTCTTTTATCTTTACTGGATGAATAAGTTCATCAGTTTTTTCATCGTACTTTGTATTCATCAATCCAATCACTAATTTCAATAGATGGCATGTATCCCAAAAGTTTTTTTGCTTTTGAAATATCAGCAAGAGTTACTCTTGCCTCTGCAGGTCTGGGTGGTATGAAGTTTTTTGTGTAGCAACTGCAAATCGTATCTGCTATTTGATTTACAGAATGATTAGTTCCTGTACCAACATTTATAATTTCACCTCTTATGTCACTTGCTCTTTCTGCTGCTGCAATATTTGCTTTGACCACATATC